AAGACCACGCAGCAGAAGATTTTGGTGTTGATCCAGAAGAACTAGAAGATTGGTTAGATAAACAATTTAATGAATCAAGAGAATCTCTAAATTATCTTAAAAAACTAGCAGGCTTATAAAAGTTAGAACACACCTTAAAATCAGGCATTAAGGTTTACATAGAGAGGCTACATTAAAAAATGTAGTCTTTCTTTTTGATAAGTAATATTATGTCAGTAGATACAAACTTAATTAAAACACCTTATAAAAAAGAAAAGTACACTACAGAGCAAATACAAGAGCTGGCTAAGTGTACTATGGATCCTCAGTATTTTATTGAAAATTATGTTTGGATTCAACATCCTGTTAAAGGGCGTATGAAGTTTAACTTATTTGATTTTCAACGTGGTCTATTGGATGCATATCATAATCATCGTTATAGTATAGCATTAATTAGTAGACAAATGGGTAAATCAACTGCAGCTGGTGCTTACTTGCTTTGGTATGCTATGTTTGTTCCAGATCAGACAATTCTAATTGCAGCACACAAGTATAGTGGTGCACAAGAAATTATGCAACGTATACGTTTTGCATATGAGTTGTTACCTGACTTTATACGTGCGGGTGTGACTGCTTATAATAAAGGCAGTTTGGAGTTTGATAATGGATCACGTATTATTGCACAAGCAACAACAGAAAATACTGGACGTGGTTTGAGTATTTCACTAGCATACTTGGACGAATTTGCGTTCGTGCGTCCTACTATTGCTCGTGAATTTTGGACTTCACTTAGTCCAACACTTAGTACAGGTGGTAAGTGTATTATTACAAGTACACCAAACCAAGACGATGACCAATTTGCACAAATTTGGAGAGAAGCAAACAAAACTCAAGACAGTTATGGTAATGAACAAGAAGTTGGGAAAAATGGTTTTAAGGCTTATAATGCAGATTGGACAGCACACCCCGATAGAGATCAAAAGTGGGCAGATGAAGAACAAGGCAAAATCGGAGAAGAACGCTTCCGTCGTGAACATTTAAACGAATTTATTGCGTTTGATGAAACACTTATTGATAGTTTAAAATTGGCTTGTATGGAACATAAAGATGTATACAAAAAGACTGGACAAATACGTTGGTACAGACCTATACAAAAAGGTAAAACATACATTGCTGGATTAGACCCAAGTCTCGGCACAGGGGGAGATAATGCAGCAATACAAGTTTATGAACTTCCCGGAATGAAACAAGTTGCAGAATGGATGCATAATAAAACTCCTGTTCAAGAACAAATAAAAATATTAAAAACTATATTACAAGAAATACAAAACGAAGGCGGTGAAACAGTTGAAATTTATTGGAGTATAGAAAATAATACATTAGGAGAAGCAGCACTTGTTGTTATTGACGAAATGGGTGAAGAAAATATACCTGGTACATTAATAAGTCAGCCTAAGAAAGCAGGATCTACTAGACGTTACCGTAAAGGATTTACTACTACAAATAAAACTAAGTTGGCAGCATGTAGTAAATTCAAAACATGGGTAGAAACTGACAAAATGGAAATATCAAGTAGTGCATTATTGCGTGAAACAAAAACGTTTATTGCACGTGGCAATAGCTTTGCAGCAAAGGATGGAGAAACTGACGATCTTGTTATGGCTGCAATATTAGTTGTTCGTATCGCTCAGCAAGTTGCACAGTATGACGAAACAACTTACAATGAGTTAAAAGACTCGTTTGAAGACGAAGATGATATGATGCCAATGCCCATAATTGTATAAATACTGTATAACAAGAAAGAGTTTAATAATGTTGAGTTCAGAAACGGTTGCAGAAAAGATTTTTAAGATACTCAAAGGCAACGGTCATACATTACAGTTATTCACTGACGAAGGTGAAAACACAGTAGATCCTAGTAGTGCAAGGCGTTTTTATATGCCTGATAGCTTTACTATGGTTAACTTAGATGAAACTGAAAATAGACGTGAAGTAAAAGTTAGCATCAGTGCAGGTACAGATGTAACAGCTCTTAAAGATACACTTTATCAAATTAAAAAACTAGCAAATCAAAGCATAATCGAATATACACTTAAACAATATACTAAAAAAATAGAACCAAAAGATTTTGATTATCAAGCCCAAAAGGTAAGAGATATGAATACAGTAAACGAAGCAATAAGTGCTGCATATGGTAGTAGTAAAAGTAGTTACCAGAAACTAGAAAGTGCAAAACTTATTATTAAGCATAATAAACCAGTTAATGAAGAACAGCGTGGGTCTCGCAGTCGCAATATTCAAGCAATTTATATTGAGAATGCAGAAGGCGAGCGTTATAAATTTCCAAGTAATAACTTAGCAGGCGGTCGTGCAATGCTTCGTCACGTAAAAGAAGGTGGCAATCCTTATGATGCTTTTGGGCAGCACATCGTTGAACAGTGTACTGAATTAAAGAAACTTAAAGAGTTTAAACGTTATAGTGAAAAGAACGGACTAGTCAACGAAGATACAGCAGATATTGTTGAAGCAGTTTCAGGACGTATTAACAATATTCGTGAAACATTAAACAAAATAAAAGGTAGCAGAAGTTATGCTACTGCATTAGAAGCATTTGAATCAAAAGATGAACAGTTAGATGAAGATGATTTTAGTGATGTAAAAAACAAATTTACTGTACAGTATTTTGATGAAAATGTAGAAGGTGCACTACCTTATGTACAAGCACTTGTAAAAGAAATGCAAGCAGTACGTGAACATAATCAAAAAGTACAGGAAACTATCAGCAATCTTGTTAGTATTGTTGAAAACAGCAAAACTGTAAAGATCAAAGAAGGTACAGATATTGTAGGTGATCCGGATAATCCGATGAATCACACATTTGAAGATTCTTCAGCACGTGCACAATTGGGTGCAGTGATGGAGTATATTGCTAACATTCTAGATGAGAATGAAAGCACATTGTCAAACTTACTGTCCGAAGCAAGTAAATTGGTTGACAGTATCAATGATGATGCTATGCTAGGTAAATCAGCACGTGCAATCGCAACACTGATGCCTAAGCTAGAGTCAACAGTAAGTGAGACAGATGTACAAGAACAAAAAAGTGATTGGGAAATACAACTCGAACGTGTTTTCGAAAGTTACGATATTAAGTCAATTTTTAGTTGACACGTTCTTAAACATCATATATATTAGTGACAATAAGTACATTGTCGCAAAGGCAAACTTAGGCAAAAACATAGGCATATTAAAGGAGAAAAACTATGGCATCATTGGCAGAAATCAGAGCAAAGCTACAACAACAAGACAACCGTGGAGGCGGTAATCAATCAAGTGGAGGAGGCGACAATGCTATCTTCCCATTTTGGAATATCCCAGAAAATTCAACTAGTGTAATTCGTTTCCTTCCAGATGGAGATACGAGTAATACTTTCTTTTGGCGTGAGCGTCAAATGATTAGACTAGAATTTGCAGGTGTCGAAGGACAGCCTGATTCTCGTCGTGTAACAGTTAATGTACCTTGTAACGAAATGTGGGGACCAGTAGGTAGCTGCCCTATCCTGTCAGAGGTGCGTAATTGGTTTAAAGACTCTAGTTTAGAAGATATGGGACGTAAGTACTGGAAAAAACGTAGTTACGTATTCCAAGGTTTTGTAGTTGAGAATTCACTCGATGAAGAAGCCCCGGAAAATCCAATCCGTCGGTTTATTATTAACCCAAGCATCTTTAACATCATCAAAGGTGCACTAATGGATGCAGACTTCGAAGAACTTCCTACTGATTATGAAGCAGGTACAGACTTCCGTCTTACTAAAACTACAAAAGGGCAATATGCAGACTATTCGACATCAAGCTGGGCACGACGTGAACGTTCACTAAACAGCGACGAACGTGCAGCAATCGATACACATGGTTTGTATAATCTAAACGATTATCTTCCTAAACAGCCTACCGAAGAAGAACTTCGTGTTATTGGCGAAATGTTCGAAGCAAGTGTCGATGGTAAATTGTATGATCCTGCGGCATGGGGTAATTTTTATCGTCCAGCAGGTGTACAAATTGACACTAGCAATAGTGCTCCAAATAATGCAAGTGCAAAACCTATGGCTCAAAGTATTCCGCAGCCAACTCCTGCTCCTGCTCCACAACCGGCTCCTGTACAGGAAACTGTAACTGATACTGGTTGGCAAGATCCAGCACCTGCTCCAGCAGCACAACCCGAACCAGCACCTGCTCCAGCAGCAGAAGGCGAAGCGAAGCCTAGTGCACAAGATATTCTTGCAGCAATTCGCAATCGTGGAAACTAATCCTTAACAAACCGGCGGGGCGGCATCTAGTCGCCCCATCCTATATTTT